TCGATCCCAGTCACGATGCCGCCGTGGGAATAGCTGCGGCCATAGCGAAAAAGCGCCAGATCTCCCAACTGCGGCTCGGCGACGCGCACACAGCGTTGCGTGAAGAACGACAGATATTTTTCATCGTCGCGATGCAGCATCCAGTCGGGATCATAGGGACGCGGATCGAAGGCCGGGACGAGGCCGAGATCGACGAAGACCCGCACGATCAGCATGCCGCAATCCACGCCGGCGCCACGCACGTCGGCGCCGTTATGATAGGGAGTCAGGATCCATTTGCGCGCTTCCGCGACCACTCGATTTCTTTCATCGAGCTGGCGCTGTTCGATGTCGATCATGACCGCCTCCTATTTGCCGCCCTTGGCCCTGTTGGAAACCGCCGAGGAAAGCGGTCCCGTCATGATCTGCGGCGGCGGTACGAAGGGAAAACCGCGAAACTGACTCAGGTTGTTAAAACGGCTCTGGCACGTCGCCATGGTGCGGTCGCAGCCGTAGGAGGCCGAAAAAACGTCGCCGGCGGCCGGCGCATAAGGCAAGGGATAGGCCAGTTGCAGCCAGCTGCTTCCCGCCGACTTGATTGTCGCCGTCACGCCGGTATTGGCGCCTGACGTGAAGGTAATGGTCCCCTGCTGATGGGCGGAAGCCGCACCCGACCATTCGATCTGCGTTCGCGTCGAACCGGCGCCGACATTCCCGGAAGTCGAATAGGTTCCCGCGACGACGCCGCAATTGGCGTCGTAAAGAACATGCTGGCAATTGGCCTGATAGCAGTTTCGCGGCATGTCGATGTCGAGCAGCACGAGATCGGAAGCAACCGTCACCTGCGCACTGGTGCGTCCGATCGAGTCGATCTGCGCGACGCGCCCCTTGAACAGCACGACCGAACCGATGGGCGGGGCTCCCCAGGCGGCAAAAAAGGCCTTTTCGCGCTGAATTTCCGCGCCGTCGAACAGTCCCTGCTGCAAGGCCTGCAGGAAGGGCGCGCCGCCGAGCGTGTCGGTCGCGCGGGCGAAAATCGTCACCTGCTGGCTATCGACATTGACCCCGCAGGAGGCGCGATATTTCAGACCCGAGATCAGGATCGAATTGGCGAGATAGGTGAAGCCGTTGAGCGCGACGGGAAGGTCGAGATCGGTGTAGGTCAGCACAGCGCCGTTGGCGAGCCAGAGCGTGAAACAATCGGCTGTCAGCATAGGCGCGTCGGAGGTCGGGCGGAACGCATTGAGAAAAGCCACGAGAGCGGGCGGAGCGGATTTCATTCAGCGCACCTGACGGAATTTGAGGCTCTTGGCCCGCCACAGGCCAGACATGAAATTCTCGAATTCGGCCTGGTCGTCGAGAAAGCGGCACTGAAAGGCATAGGCGAAGCTGGCGGCTATGGCCGCCCCGCTCGCCGGCGGAGAAGCGAAGACGATCGTATTCGGAACGGTGCAAGAATAGGCGGTCGTGGCGACGTCGTTGATCGTCACACTGGAAACTGACGTGACGAAGGAAACGGGTTCGAAATAGCCGCCTATGGCGCGGCCGAAAGTGAACGTCGCGGTTGATCCGTCGCCGATGGCGATGACCTGATTGGTAGCGGCGTTATCCGTCGGATCGGCATAAAGGAAAGTTCCGAGCTGACCGCCGCACGATAGCCAGAAGCCCATCAGGGTCTGCAGCGATTGCGCTTGCAGGCCGGCGTTGACGCCGGAGGAATCGAGACCGTCGAAGGTCAGTTCGAACGAATAGAGCGCATGGGCGTAAAGGCCGACCCGCGCTTCGCGCCCCGAGGAATGCGAAGCGACTCGAGTCGAGAAGGTCGGCGTTTTGAGCACGCTCCAGCCCTGTCCGGGCAGGATCGGAAAGGTTGAAAGACTCACGCGCGCACCGTTTCAAGCTTGAGAGATTTCGAGGCCCAAAAATCGCTCATGAACTGCTCCAGATCGGCGCTGTCGTCAGCGAAGCGCGCCAGATGCGCGGCGGTGAAATCCGCCGTCAGCATGGCGCCGGAAGGCGGCGCCATGGCGAAAGTAACCATTGCCGGCAAGATCGAGACGCCGTAGTCGGTCGACGAAAGGGCCACACGATTGAGATAGACGGTCGGAGCGCCCAGCAACGCCTGGACGTTCTCGCCAAAGCCGCCAATTGCGCGCCTGAACAGGAACGACCTGGTCACACCATCGCCGATCCCCAAAAGCGCGCCCGTGCAGGCGTTCAGGCCGGACGGCGGCGCGAACAGGAACGGTTGCGCCCGACCGGCGTGAGCGCCGATAAAGCCCACGACCTGCTGCAATTCCTGAAAGTTCGCGTCATCGCGCAACAGATCGAAGCTCAGCACTATGTCATGGAGCGGGCGGACCATGCGGGCGGATCGCGCCTCGCGTCCTGAAACATGAGCGAGGACGCGGGTCGAAAAGCGCGGCGTATAAGCGACGCTCCAGCCTTGTCCCAACAGCATCGGGAAAACGGCATAGGATCCGGGGCCCGGCGGCGCATCGGTCGCCGGCGGATCGAGCATCGGCCCCTTGCCGCAGATCCAGTTGCCGGTCGGCCAATTGCCGCCGTCGCTCCAGACGCTGGCGTCGAGAGGAAACACTGCAAACGGTCTTGCGTCCCAGTTCCAGGCGCAACAGAACGGCGTGAAAATCATCGGAACGCCAGACCCGGAAGTCTCATTATTCGCCTCGGCGCTCCAATAATCATGCACCGCCTGCAACGCCATGTCGGCAAGAAGGTCGTCGCGCTTCGGCGCCCAGGCGCCGCCATAAGGCCCCTGCCAGAGTGACCAGAACGGCGTGCCGCTTTCCGTCGATTTGGCGTCGAAAAAGACGTTTGGCTGGTTGGTGCAGCGATCGACGCTGGCAAAACCATATTCGACGAAGACGATCGGTTTCGACTGCGGCTTCCAGGGCGTCGCGGGGCCATGCGGCGCCCAGCCGAGCCCATCGCCCGCGTCATAGACCGGACGATGGGAATTGTTCCACCACCAGCGCAGCGCTTTTCGCGCCAGCAATTGCTGTTGGGGCGCAAAGCCTTTGCGCGCCTGCGCCAGACGGTCGCCTTGCGGCAGAGTGCAGCGCTGGTCCGTCCCGAAAGGATCGAATCCCATGCCGCCGCTATTGCTGTCGTCGTAATACCAGTTGAAACCTTCGCCGCCCTCGATGTTGGCCTGAAGATAGGCGCCGCTATAGATCGTCGGCGGCCCCGAGAGACCCAGACCATTCATGGTCTCGTTCGACGGCGGCCAGGAGTCCGGCGCGGGCGCATGCCAATTGGCGCCATCCAGTCCGCCGCCGCCGAGCGTCCAATCCGTCAGGGGCAGATAATTGTCGAACGAAACGACATCGATGTTCGGCGACGCGAACAATTGGTCGAGATGCGGCCATTGACCGTTGGCGTCCGCATGTTGCCAGCCGTTCCAGCTCGACCAGTCGGGCGAATAGGCGATCAGATTTTTATAGGTCGACAGGTTCCTGGTCAGGCCGGCGCCATCGAAGACGCCGCGCACATCGGCGGCGAGTTGAATCAGGCCGGCGACAAAAGGGTAATCCCAGATGGCCGCGCCATTGGCGTCCGTCGTGCCGGCGGGCGTCCAGCCCGGTCCACGCAAGGTTTCAAGGCCGCGCATTTCCGAGCCCAGGAGGAACAGATCGACACCGCCGGCTAACGCGCAAAGATTGGCGTAGTGCAGGATAAAGCGGCGGAAGGTGAAATCGGTCGAAGGACCAGAATAGCCAATCGTCAGATTGACCGGGTCGCACGAAAATTGCGCGGGGGACGCCGACCCGAGGAATGTGTCCACAGCAGCTGTCGTCGCCGCGCTGAGATCGCTGGCGAAGGTGATGCGACCGCGCCAGGGCTTTCCCGGCGAATCCATCAGGATGAAAGGGTAGAAAATGACTCGAAGGCCTCGCGCGCGGAGGTCCTGGATGCAGCGGATGATGCTCTGATCCGAAGGCGTGCCGCCATAGCTCGCCGAACCGCCCGGCGTCGAGATGGGAATGAGACCTGCGGAATTTTGGGTCAGGCCGGAAACCTGCCAGGTCGACGCCCCCCAATCGACACCGGCCAAAGTCTTGAATGCGCCGCCCATATAATTGGTCGAGGGGTAGATCTGGCAGCTTGAGGCGTCGGTCGAATTGCCGAACCAGGCGCAAACCAGCGCGACCGTCGCGCATTCGGGATGTTCCGCCTGCAACTGGTCGAGCGCATAGGAATAATCCGTCTTGCCGCCACCCGGCGCATAAAAGCGATTCAGCGGCGTGAATGGGCCGAGCGCGCCGTTGCTCGCCAGCCATTTCGCGCCTTGAGCCGGCAAAGTGTCGTAGACGAATTCGCCGGAGGCCGGCAGGAGGCAGACGCCGAAAAGCTCCGCCATGGTCCTAAAGCGCCGACAGCCGGCGCAGGCCGAGATGATCGCCGTTCTTCACCGCTTGATTCATCGCCTTCATGATCTGCCGCGAATTATTGCCGAGCCAGTTCTTGACCGAACTGGCGTCGAGAGCATTGACGTTCAAGTGGACATGAGTGTCGCCGCCACCTGGCGCGCCCGAGCCGCCCGCGCCGCCATTGGCCTGCTGGGTCAACAGCGAACGAAAGGCGCCCGCCTCGGCCGCCGGCATGACCAACTCGTTCCGGTGAACCATCGCGAGTTGATCCTGCGGGATCGACCAGGCGCCGATGTCGAAAGCCGCCACCGACAGGACCGCGCCCTGCGCCGCCGCCGCCGGACCAGCAGCCGCCGGCCCCATCACCGGCGCCAGAAATCCGAACACGCCGGCGAAAGTCTCGGAGGCGGAAGCGGTGACGCTTTTGAGCATGGAGGCCAGGATCGACGCCTGCCCCGCCGCCGCCTCTCCAGCCGAAACGCCTCCACGC